GCCTTGATGCCATTGAGTAGGCCAGAAGCTGCTGGATGAGCGTGAACCGCAGCGGCTGCTCCGGTGATGTTGTCCCACTGCTCTTGAGGCAGAGGGGTCTTTCCTGAGTCCAGAATGGCTTGCCACGCGGCTTTGCCTTCCTTTGTGCGTCGATCTCCATTGAACACCGTGTACTGGCCTACGAAGCGATCAGGCTCCAGCACGGCGCAATGAGCGGCGGTGCCGAACTCCAGTGCGGGACTGGATTCGTTGCGGGTGGTTCCATCCTGCCAAGCGCGGAAGTGAGCGGGCGACTTGCGGAACTGATCGAGACCGGACTTCGAGAGTGCCTTCGTGGCGTGGTAAACCTCCGCCGCTAAGTTGTAGATGGCATCAGCCATTGGACACCTCCGTGGCAACGATCTCGGGGCTGACGATCACCGGCAGCTTGCTGAGGATCAGGTCAGGCTTGGCGATGTACTTGGAGGCGATGGAGTCATCGAGGTCGCGGAAGGTCTGGCCGTCCCTGATTCGACCGGCTTTGAAGAGCAGGGCGTTCACATCTTCCTCACGAGTCTCGAACAGGGCTTCGAGCTTGGCGGTGATGTCGAAGCTCTTAGTGGGAGCAGCAGCAACTTCAGTCACTGCGGGCTGGAAGTCTTCAGTCTCTTCCGGCGTGTAGATACCGGCCACCACTTCAGGTGCCAGCATGCGGATAGCTTTGGAGATGCATCGAGCGCGGAGCATTGCACCCGGATCTTTGGCCCACCCGGAACCCGGCTTGGCGGGTAGGAGCTGAGCGAGCTTCGCATCCTCGACCGAGAACCCGATCTCGCAGGAATTGCCGTCATAGGTCCAGAGTGCGATGGCAGCGCGGCTATCGAACTGCTTCCAGAGAACCTTGCCACCACGGGCGCGGTAACCGGCCAGCATGGCATCGCTCCTCATGGAGAGTGAGCCATTGATGATGTGATACTCTCTCTTGAAATCGAACGGGGTCTTCTTCTCGGCGGCGCATTGCCACGCGATGAGTTTTCCCTGTTCGACCTTGGTGCATCCCAGCATTCCGCTGGCTGCGATCCACTCGCCCATCTTCTCGATGGCGGTGATGGGGTCACCGATCTTGGCGTACATTTCGCCAGAGTCGGTCTGTTGCGTTGTCGTTGCTATTGCATTCATTGTGGGTTTTGTCGGAGGAGTTCCTCGATTACATCGGAGCGGACACGGATAGTGCGCTTCGTGGCTTTCATAGCCGGAAGTTTTCCTGACCGAATCCACCGACGCACCGTCTCGGGATGAGTCCCGAGAGCCGAGGCGATCTCTTGGACGGTTAGAAGTTTTACGCTCACGCAAGCGAATGTAGCCGCGTGTTGCAAACTGTCGAGAGAAATCTTTTGGGAATTTACTGCGAGGGCTGTTCGGGGAGCGTTCCCATCTGGCTGTAAATGTTCATCAGCTCAAGTGCAGCCTCTCGATTTGGTGCCCTGTTTACGCTGTCAATCAACGCCTGAAGCCCTGCTGCCGAAGCGGCTTTGCTCTTCAGTCCTGTGGCTCCAACTGTGCGAGCTAGAACCTTTGATGCGAGAGCGGTTCCACCAATGTCCATCGCTGTGACAAGTGCCGCTGCCAATGCGCTTTTTCCAAAACCCTGATTGGACCCCAAAGCAACTGCTCCTGCGGTTGCGCCCAATGCCAGCGGGCCTTTCAAACCGGCCATTGCGCCTCGTTCAATCAAGGTTCCGCCCGTTGTTTGGCCAGCTCCACCAGCCATCCTTTGACGTTCAGCAATGATTTCAAGACCCGGAATCAGGTCGTTTTCGATCTTGCTCAGAAGATTTGGCCCCAAAATGTCCGCATAACGCTCCCTTGAAGCCCTGTCTTTTAGGGCATCTTTAATGCCTTGGAGATCCAAGGATCTGGCACCCTTGCTGACACCGCCCGAAGTTCTTCCAAAAAGGAGGTCTTCGACCGCTGATGCGCGAGTGTTCACCAGCGCATTGGCCGCTTGTTTGCGGAGTTCTGGAGTAGCTCCAGAAACCACCTGATCCTGAAGCACATTCATCACCGATCGGATGTCCTTGGAGTCGTCCAAAATCCCAAGGATTCGTTCGCTCACCTGGTATCCAGCGAGCGTGTCTGACTTTGCGAACTCTTTGGCTTTGGCCGCAGTGCTGGCCTCTTCACCCATATTTGAAGCGATGCGGTTGAGGCTGTCGATGTCTTGGATTGTTCCCAGTCCGAGAGCTTTCAGCTTGGAAGGGTCTTCAGATCCCATGACCGAAAGCTTGGTGAGCAGGCCACGATAATCGACATCTCCAGCTGCGTTGGTGCTTTGCTTAACGAGGGTTTTAACCACATCGAAGTTCTCAAGATCAGCGATGTCTCCAAACCCAAGCTTCCTCATTGAACCTGGAGAGGTTCTTTCGATTCCATTGAGGTATCCGAGAAGCTTCTGGTTATCAATCTGGCCGTTTGCTCCAAGAGATTTTGTGGCAATGTACTGCTGCACCAGATTGTTGATTTCTGAGCGATCTGGAACGCCTTCAACCCCGATAGCCTTGAGGTTGTCCATCAGGTCGGTAATTCCTCGGTAGTCGCTTGCGCTAGTGCCGTATTTTACAACCGAAGACCCGATTCTTTCGAGCATCTTCTCGGGGGTCGCTTTTACGCCTGCAAAAGCGGATTCAACCAACGGGTTTTCCCAAAGCTGACGAACCTGAGCGTATTTCTTGTTCGTATCGAGTAACTGCTGGGCAATCTCAGGTTGGAAAACCTGAGGAGCCTGCTCGTTGATCATCGTGGTGATGTAATTTGAAAGCTCCTTGGCCTTAGCCTTAGCTTTTCCACCATATGCCTCTGTAGAATACGCCCAGTTCTCTAGGTTGGATCGAATCTCGCGAAGTTCACCCAATGAAAAGTTTGAAATCACATCTCTCGATGCCATTCCCCCGGTTCCAGCAATAGGAACTTTCTCAGTCCTAGAGGCCCCTTTAATAATGTCTTCAAGCCCTGGGAGTCCGGTCTTTGGGATAGAAGATTTGAGATCCATGACCTTATCGATCAAAGAAATGCCGGTTTCACCAATCGGAACATCGGGCCTGAAAAGCCTTTCGGTAGTCGGTATTGATTCGTACTGCTTCTCAAAGAAGCTGTCGGTTACCTGCTTGAGTCCCGGCGGTTTTCCTTCAGCCGGTTGGGTGATTAGATCTTGGATCTGAAAACCCCTCTGAGCTGTATCAGCCGCACGAGGAACACCAGCCGGAAAAGCGGATTCAGTGGCCCGTGTTTCAGCGGATGCAATTCGAGGTCCAAGTTTGGATTGGATTTCCCTTTCGGTTCTTACACCTAGTCCTTGAACAAATTCATTGTATGCGTTTTCAGCATCAGCAATGCGTGTTGCTGAATTTGCTTTATAGGCTTCCTGCTCTGCTATTTGAAGTTGTTTGGCATAGGTTTTCGCTTCTTCAACAGCACTGTTCAATGCCTGAGTGGCACTCGTGAAATCCTTTGAATTTCTCGTGATGTCTTCAACCTTGCCTAAACCAAGCAAAGCAACAGCGTCCTGATAGACGCGCTTTACGTCACCAGGTTGGCCAACTCCTTGGACTCCGCCAATCTGTAAAGCGACCTGTTCAATCTGACGAAGCTGATCGTCTTCGAGTTTACGAAGAGTTCCAGAGCTAATCTTTGATTGTGCACGTTGAGCAAATGCAGCCGCTTCTGGAAACACATCGGTGAAGAGTGGTTTAATTCCAGCCTTTTCAACCGTTTCCGCCTTTGAAGCCCATTTTGAAAACAGTTTAGCAGCCTCTCCAGCAGCCTCTCCAGCAGCTTGAGGTGCAGCAGTCATTAACATTGGAGCAGCGGCCTCACGAGCTGCGCTTGGAAGATCCGTTACGGTTCCACTAACAACACCTCCAGCAGCAGCACCGGTTCCTGATAGGGCTGTATTGAGGCCAAGGTTTGCGGCTCTATATGCGGTTGAAGTGGGTTGAGCCGATTTAAGAAATGGAATGTATTTTGAAAGCGGAACACCCTTGAGAGTCGGGACAGCAGAGCTTACTGCTTCTCCTCCCATTTCACGAAATCTAAACGGCTTTCCTTCGTAGACGTTTTCGATTCCTTGTCTTACACCCGCTGAACCAAGACCCGTCAAAGCTCCAACTCCAGCCTGAACAAGCGGGCCAGCTCCACCAGTGGCAACGCCTGCGATTACAGAAGGAACAACAGTGACCGCTCCCTTCGCCGCCGCGATCTCAGCAGACGAACTCATTGGCCCGCCACCACCTCGCATTTCCCTCATCGACTGCATTCGCTCTTCCCGAGTAGCCTCAGGATTCGCAATGCGAGAGACCATTCCCTGCCTCTCTTTACGAAGCAGCGCATCAAGTTCTTCCTGCTCAGCAGGTGTAATCTCATCCATAGTTTTTGAAGTTAATGCTATTGGGTTCTGCGGGTTTTCCTAAGAAGTTCCTGTTTTCTAGCCTCTTCTTGTGGGGTTAAAGGAGAAGGAGCAAATATCTGCTTATAGCTGTTATACTCCTTCTTCTTATTTATCACACCAGAAACAACTGGATCGTTAATCGATTTGCCTGCATCCAGATAGAATGTAACTGGATCGTTTTCGTGAACACGATCAATAAACTGAATAGCTCTGTTAAAGAAGTCTTTATCAGAAGCAGTACCAAATGAAAGGTTTGCACTCCCTTGTTCTCCAGCAGTAAGAGACGCTCCGAATAGAAACTTTCTGGGACCTTGAACAAACGCTTCGTACTCCTGAACCAATGCTCTGGCCAACTCTCTTTCAGCATCATTTGAGAAGAACTTAGAACCCTGAGTATTAAGAGCATTCCTAATCGTACCAAAGTTGTTATCCTGGAACTTCTTCAAACCTCCAGGTTGTGATGCAGCGGCTGCAACAAGCTTGGCAAACCTGTTACCGATGGAAAGCGAGTCAGAGTATGACTTGACCTCTTTCAACTGATCGTTATCAAGCTTAGAACCAAGCCCCATAGTGGCCTGCCACTTAGGACTATCAGTTATCGATTTCCCAACTAGCGAAGCATCAGCGTACAAAGTCTGAAGGTTTTCAGGCGTTGTTCTCTGATCAAACGGAAGATTGAGAATGCCCATAGTACGAGCGAACGCATTTGATTGAGCTTCTTTGTTTTGAAGCGTCTTGCTTGTTTCCAACTCCTTTCCTGCTCGCGTCAGATATCCTTTAGCCGCAGAGGCGGGGAGGTTTTGAATATCTGCATCAGACATGCCTCCAAAAGCTTTCAGACCCGGATTCTGAGTAAACAAATCAACAAGAGCGATTTTATCGTCTTCCTGCCTAACCTGAGCGGGTATCTTGTAAGACTGAACATACCTTGCGGCATTGTATCGGCCACGCGCCTCAGCAGGCGAGATTCCGGCTGGAAGTTGAGTTCCAGTTAAGCCAAGGTATTCTCCGGCAATATTAGCATCCTCAATATCCTGTCTCAACTTGAGTTGCGCTCGGCTCTGAGCAACGTCCGTTTTGCCTTCAGTCAATCCCGCTTGGAACGCCGGGTTTTCACGGGAATCAGTAAGCAGTAGGCCAAGTCCTTGAGGAGTGTTTCCAGATGCAACATCATAGGCCGTTTGCTTGCCTATGGCCCTGAGTTTTCTGTTCTGCATGTTGATCGCCAGAATTTCCTCGGGCGTGGCACCTTCGGGAATCGGAAGACCTTCTTTAGCGGCTTCCGCTTTGTACCCCATTTTAAGGAGCATCAACTGACGTTGAATGGCCCGCTCTTCATCCCGCTTCCCAAACTCTTCCTGTAGCAACGCCTGACGCGCCCTAGCGGCCTCCTGAGCGCGTTGAGTGCCTCCGGTGATCTGGCCAGCCAAGCCGCCAGTCAGGACGTTGAAGATGTTGGAAGCGATACCAGGACGATACTGAGCTTGCGCCTCGATGTTGGCGGGATCGGGATAATTAGGTGTAGCCATAGGTTAGTAGCCTCCAGCGAAAGTGTTTCTCTTGCGAAGTGTTCCGGGTTCGACGGGCATGGGCATTGCGCTGCGATCAGGATTGAGTTCGCTGCCAACGGGTTCTGGAGCCGGAGGATTTCCGTAGGCTTTCATTCGCTCTTCCAGACGGCGTTGGAGTTCATCCTGAATGATCTGCTGTTTCGCCATATCTCGCTGCTCCAGCTTGTCGTTCATGCCGCTGGCCTGACCGTAGATGCCTCCGGTCAGCAGGTTTCCGAGGCGTTCCATGATGCTCGGATCATACTTCGCAGCTTCGCGAACTAGCTCCGGGTTAGCGCGGAATGCCTCGGCCTCAGCGAGCTTCTGCTGCTCAAGCTCCTTGTCGCGCCCGCTGAGGTTGTTGTATAGGCCAGCGGTGGCAAAGTTCGCAGCGTTCTGGAGGAAGTTCTCGAAAGCCATGATGATTACCTTCTCAAATCATTGAGCATGGATCGACCGGCCATGCGACCGTTCATCACGCGCATTGCGGCAGCGAGGATCTCATCGGGATCGTAGTTGATGTATCCGTTGTACGGGTTCAAAGCCTCCTGCATCCGTCGAGCGGGAATCGGAACAGTGGTTGGTTCAACGATTGACGGAGTTGATGTGACCGAAGATCCCGGAAGGGTGATCGGCTTGGGTGGCTTTGGAGGAGTAACCGGAGCGACCGGAGCGACCGGAGGCTGACTCAGATCCAAGATCGGAGTCGATGTAACCGAAGATCCCGGAAGCACGATTGGAAGCCTACCGGGAAACCCAACAAGCCCTGTTCCACCGGAAGTTACTACCGTACCATCCTCAAGCTTGATTGTAGTCGGCGGCGTTCCGGCTCCTGTAACCCCACCGGAAATTGGCGATGGAGTGTTGCCGGAATCAGGAGTAGGAGGTTTTAGGATATAACGATCAACATACTTCCATTGATCGTAGTCCATAACAGGGTCCAACATTCCAGGAGGAACTGGAGGAAGTCCAAACCTTGGAGGATCTGGAACATATCTCGGTTCTACAAAGTCAGGGTTTAGAACAACTTCAACAGGCAACCCAGTGTTTGGGTCCATTATTGTTGTTGAACTTGAGCTTAATTGTTCTGATGCAGTGTTTTTCTGAGGGGCAGGGGTTACCGCATCAGGCTCAGGAGTTCCCGTTCCTGGCATGAACCAATAGTTTGATCCGGTATCGTTTGCCATAGCTCAAGCCTTAGGAACCAAGCTCTTGATGCGACCGATCATCCAGTTGGCCACCAACTTCTTCGCCTTCGGTTTATCCTTGAGCCACTTCGCGAACTTCTCCGCGTTGCTGTCATAGAAGCTCTTGAACCAAGCGGGTCCAACGAGTTCCTTCCAGAAGTAGAACGCTTCCCACTGATCGGGAATGCACTCGCGAGCGACGTAGCAACCAGCAGCACTTCCGAGTGCGCCGATTGCGCTAGTAACACCCTTAACGATGGCCAACGGAGAGTTGGCTTGTGAAGCTTGGAACGCGTTCTGGGCGTTCTGGAGCGCAAAGCTGGAACCGGTCTGAAGCAACTGACCAGGACTAGCTTGCTGCATGCCTTGAATGTACTGAGGAGAAGCGAACGGAGACGCACCCTGCTGGAGTCCACCAAGTTGAGCGGCTTGAGAAACGATGGGCTGGAGACCCAGAGCGGACTGGATGTTCGCGATGTTCTGCTGCTGGGCACCCTGACGCTGTTGCTGCGAAGCCATCTGGCCCGCAAAGGTCTGTTGCTGGGCGGTGTTCCGCTGACCGGTGGCTGCGAGGATATTCTGGAACGATTCCTGAGCTTGGCGATTGGCGACATCGCTCGTGGTTTGGCCGCTCTGGAGTAGGCCAAGAGCTTGCTGACGACGTTGGACATCGGCATTCGCAATAGCCTCACCAACCGCCCGCGCCTCGCGGAAAGCGGAAAGGTTACCGAGGATGTTTCCGGTAGCAGTGCCACGAGCGCGAACAGCTTGCTCGGCGGCTCGGATCATTGCGGGATCAAGCGTTCCGGCTTGAGCGAGACCGGCACTGATCTGGCGTTCGAGGTTGCTGCGGATGTTCGCTGCTTCGCCAGTATCCTGCGGGCCGGTAGGCATGCCGACACGCTCGTAGGTGGGGGCAGCGGGAGCGGTCTCGGCAATGGAACGCTGGCCAATATCCTGCAAGAACTTGTCGTAAAGCTTGTAACGCTCAGGATCAGCAGCAGAAAGCTCGGCCCTGCGTTGCTCGGCAAACTGAGTTCCGTACTCCTTTGCGAGATCAAGCTGAGCCTTGGTCTGTTCAGGGGCAAGAGATGCTAGTGCGCGAGCTGTTTCGCGTGTGGCATCGATGTCAGACATGCCGCTGAAATTAACCGTTCGGTACTCACCGGTTTCTTTGCCGTTTTTGTAGATTGGAACCCGAACCTCTCCTCCAATCCGAGACGCTGCCTCGATCTGCCGTTGAAGCGGAAAGGTTTCGATCGAAGCCATGACAGCCTCGCGATTTGCCGCCGCCATATCCGGTGCTTTATATGATCCGCCCATAGGAAATCCTTCGGTTCATTAGAAGTTTGAAGTATCTGTTGAAATCGTACAAACGGGAAACGCCTCTGCTGAATCCGCCCACCTTGGTGACCTTATCTGAACAGACGGTCATCATGGCCAACCAGAGAGTCTGAACGGCTTCTGGCTCAACCCCAATTACCATCTCGATCCAAGCGATGTGGCCATCAGGGAAGTTGTTGTTGATGTCTTCCGCTTCATCGATTGAGTTCAGGAAACGAACAGCTCCGACACCAATGCACTCGCCCTTCTCATTCTTGATGATCCCGATCTGCTTCATCTTGTTGAAGATGCCGATCCAGTTCAGGAGCTGATCATCGTTCCATGTGGAACAAGTTGGCCAATGAAGCCTGAGCAGCTTAGCTGCTTCGATGATAGACGGATGTGCGTTCATTGCTGAGGACGCACGGAATCGACGAATCCAGAGAGAATGGCGGATTGGAATGACAGGCGACCGCCCGCATTGGTTTCAACCTTAAATTGGATCGAGTTCCATCGGCCCTTGCTGATGAGGTTGTAGGCTTTCAGGAACTTCTGAGAACTGGTGATGCTCAATCCAGGATCAATCGTGGAGAATGTTCCAGTCATGTCTTTGGCGTAGGAAACGGCAACACCTGTATTCTGGGTGGTGTACGGGTTATCGAACGCAAGCTGTATGCTGTACCCGATCTTGTCGGGGATGGGTTCCCCAAGGTTGTAAGCCTTTGTGGTCACCGAGGACTGGTATTGCGAGCCACCATCCAAATAGGAAGAAACCGGTGTTGGTACGGTGCGAGTGTTTGGCAGGTAGTCGTTGAATGACCAGACCTGATTACTTCCCGAAGACACTGCGGTCATGTCGCCAGCGAACATCAGCACAGGGCCAAAGCTTGAGAACGATGTGGCAAAGAAGTCGTTCACCTGCCAGTTGTCCCAGTATCCAAGCCAAGAGCGGGCCAGTGAGTGGTATACGATGATCGCGTTATTCCGAGGGATCAGGTCTTCGAGTTCAAGATGGTAACCGTTTTCAAGAAGCATCGCATACTCGTTTTCGAGACCAACACCGAACGGTCCTTCCTGAACGAACGGAACTGCGAGCAGGTATCGGTTATTCCAGAACACACCGTCGCAGAGTTCGAGGCGCGTCTTGTCAATGCGGCTGATGAGATCGTTGATCGGGCTGCTGAGCGCGAGTCCAACGCTGGTCTGAGTGCCCGCTTGGATCTGGGCCATCGAGCGGATGCCGTCACGAGACAGGAAGAAAACATCAGCACCCACCGCAGCAATGGATCGGTGCGATGAGCAGCCGATGTTTCCGCTGACGAGCGAGATAGACCAATCAGCGGGATCTGCCGTGGGATCGGCATCCACAGTCCAGATGGACCGCTCCTTGAACACGAGCAAGCGGTATCCGAACCACGAGTAGAGACCACGAATCGGATCGCCATCGCCACCAACGCGAATGGAACCAAGCGGGTCCCAAGATTCACCATCGAGAATGTCCGAGAAGTAAAGGGTATCTGGAGGAACCGTGGTATCTGCCGAAACGCACCAGAGACGATTGGTATGCGTTGTGAGATAGAGAGGCTTGGCAGGAGCGGCGAGGGATACAAATGCGACCGCGTGGGACTGGTTTGCCGGTGAGATCGAAACCGTAGGAGCCGTGATGTAACCGCTGCCGGGGTTCGTGATGGTAATCGCAACTAGGTTGCCATCATTGGCCACAATGGCGGTGGCCGTAGCGGTTACACCGCTTGGCGGAGCCGATATGGTGATCGTGGGAATCGAGTTGTGACCTGAACCCTGCCTGATCACATCGATGCGGCTGACTTTGCCGGCAGTGATCGCGGAGTTGGTGTTCGTGCTCGTGACATAACGCAGGGCGCTATAGCCGTCCGCGTAGAAGAGCTTGTCGTTGAGCTGTGCGAAGTAAACGAACCGGGAGGCGTCGTTGATCGTCGAGCTTGCGATCGAATTGTACGAGACTCCGGGGGCACCGTAGTAGAGATCCTTGATACCGGTGTTCCGATTGAGAACGGCGATTACGAGGCGCTCGGAAGCCGCGGTATCGAAATAGAAGCCAGAGAAGACCTGCGAGTTGGTGGGTAGGTTACTGGCAAAGTTGGAAGTGGTGGACTCCCAGTTGGTGATGATGTCTTCCCAGTTGCGCGATTCGCTGTTGCCGGTCAGCGACAGGGTCCCGAGGCGTGTGACGAGGTTGCCGAAGTCGTCATAGTCCATGTTGATTGCCTCTTCCATGCTGGTGGCAGGAATGGCATCGGGACGAGTGGCGGAGATGACCCCGGTGGAGAAGCCAGTGCTTCCATCCAGAAGCATCTGGTCATCGAGCGCGTCTGAGGATTGGAAAGGCATTAGAGGATGTCCTGGAACGTGTAATCGTAGAGGCTATCCGGGATGATGCGGCTGATCTGCTGCTGTTGGCCACGCTCCATGTCTTTCATAATGGAGACCTGAGCAGCGCCCTCTTGGAACTTGGCCTGCGCCTTCCCGTACTGCCGGGAGTATTCGAGGAGATCGCCTTCTGTGTAGGCCATCAGTGCGTTCTCGACGCCGCGCAGCTCGAAGTTGGTATCGTTCGAGATGGTCTGGGCTTCGCCGAACTGGCGCATCTGGGACTGTTTCTTGCCCAGGATGAAGAGGGTGCCGTTGGTATTGGGTGTCGGGATGAGCTTGATGCGCGGGACACCGGCTTCACCGTAGGAGACACCGAGGACGCGAGCCCAGTTGACGAAGTTGCCGGGTGTGGACTTGCGGCTATCGACGTTGTTCCAAGTGTTGGGATCGAGCTGGAAGAACGAGACCCATTCGGCGGCTGGTACTTCGATACCATCGGTATCACCGGAGACCGTGAAACGGGATGCGACCGGGAAGTCGAGGAACATGTTGTAACCGGTCCCGGAAGTGTACGTGGCGGTGACGTACTCGGAGATGGTGACGAGTTCTTGGCCGTCTGTGACGGGTGTTGAGACGACTCCGAGGGTATCGTTCCAGAGACACGAATCCCAGATCATCGAGTAGCGGCGGATGCAGAACTTCTTGGCCAACGTGAGGGTGGCCGAGTCCGTGAACGATAGCTTGTCGCAGGCCGCTTGGGCTACTTCGGAGGGTTTCATGCGAAGAACTCTTGGAGCGTCATGGCGGAGATCGTTGTGAAGCTGGATCCACCGTTTATCGCGTAGTTGAGGTACAGGTTCGTGACCGACAACGGAGAGAAGATGTGAACCTTGTACGTTGTTGAAGTGGACGATGACGGGGAATCGAGGAACTCGATCTTCGTGTTGTTGATCGCATTGACCTCACCGTCTTCGTAGCTTCCTGAAGCAATACCTTTCTGGCCTGTGCCAATCGAAGTGCCGATCTCGGTTCCGTTTCTGGTTACACGGAACAATACGAATTGAGAGGCGTTAACCAGTGTTGAGTAATTCAGGACGATGCTGACCAGAATCTTGGACGAGGTGGACCGAGGAGTGATTGACCTTGTTACAGAGGCGATCTCAGTTCCCGGACCAGTGAGCGATCCAGTGTAGTTGTATCGATCATCAGCAACCTGCTGAACGCACTGAGGAGCGTTGGATGCGTTGATGCCAAGTGAATTGGCTGTCACCACTTTTACCTTACTTGAGTCGCTTGCATCGGAGATGAGCACCTTGTCGTTGGCCAGATCAACGGTGACCGTCGAAATGTTCGGAGCGGTGATGTTGTCCGAGTTGAGCGTCAGCGTGTCCGTGCCGGCATTGCCCAGCGTGGTGTTGCCATTGGCCGCGAGATCTCCGGTGAGCGTGGTATTGCCGGTGACACCAAGCGTAGATCCCACGGTAGCAGCCCCCGTCACCGACAGGATCGCCAGGGTGGACAAGCCGGTCACACCGAGCGTGGT